TTTCAAGAAAATTAAAGATGTGAGTGTTGGAGAACGAGTAAGATCTAGAAATAAATTAAATCTAGTTACTGATAAAAAATTCAACTCTCCCAATGAAAAAGGATTATATATCAAAACATTTTCTGGAGATTCTTTCAAGGCAAAACTTGGTCATAAAACTTTAATTTATAATAGTTCAACTTTAGATTTAGAATTTAAAGAGATTGAAACTTTAACAACTGAAGATTTCATGCCAATTAAACTTGGCATGAACTGTTGGGGAGATGCTCAATTGGTAGAGAACTCTCCAAAGATGAACATCGAAGATTGTGATTATTGGTATTTTTTATTAGGATACATGATTGGAGGTGGATATTTTGACGAATACACTATGCACTGGTGTTCTGAAGATTCCAAGGTTATTGATATGACAATGGCTAAAGCTAAAGAGTATTTTCCTAAAAATAAAATTATTTGCCGCTCAAGAGCTAATAATGGATTTTTAGAAATGGGAATTTCTAGCAAAGATTTAATTGACTGGTTAAAATCTATTGGATTTGATAGATCTTTAAAAGCAAAAAATAAAATCATACCAGATTCTATCTTGCAAGTTAATGAGCAAAAAATGGCAGCTTTAATTAGCGGAATTTTTAGTGCAGATGGATATTGCAGCATTCTAAAAGATAAAAGACACTCTAATTCAAAAACAGTTAAATTAGGATTAAAGAATACATCTATTGAATTGCTGAGACAGGTGAAAATGCTGCTTAATAATTTTGGAGTAGAATCTTCTATTAGATATAGTGGATCTCATAAAGATGTTCCATACTATGATTTAAAAATACTTAAAAGTGGACATCAAAAATTTAGCGATAGAATTGGATTCGTTTCAGATCATAAACAAAATAATTTATTAGAGGTTTTAAATCTTCCAAGTAGAAAATATCAAATAAATTTAGTGCCAAATTTAGGAACTTATCTAAAGAAAAAATATAAAACGTGGCAAAAGTTATTTGGAGTAGCGGGAAACTTTGGTAAAGACATGCGTTTGGATTCTGCCTTATCAGCAAAGTTTTTAGATGAAAAAGATAAGGAGAGTCTTTTGCTTTTACAAAATGAAAATGTTTATTTTTCAAAAATTGAAACTATAACCTCCATCGAAACTTCCACAGTAGACATTACAGTTGATTCTGAAGAGAATTACGTGGGTAATGGTATTGTGCATCATAATTCCCGTGGGATGTCCAAGTGCAGTCATTACGATTCATTAGTGTGGACAGATAGAGGACTTATTAAAATTGGAGATGTTAAAATTGGAGATAAAGTTCAAAGCCTTATAGGATTCAATGAAGTTGAAAATAAAGTTATAAATAATAAACAGCAATCTTATAAGATTACTACTCAATCAGGATTAGTTTCTAATGGTTTGGATTATCATAAATTATTAGTCTTTAATAAAGATTTAGAATTCGAATGGAAATTTTCTAAAGATATCATTATTGATGATATTTTGGTTATTAAAAAATTCAAAACTCTAGAACTTTTGCAAAAAGATATTTTTGCAGATTTTAAATTTGAAAATAACGTAGTTAATTTTAATAAACCAAAAGTTGTTAAATTTGATAATGCACCTTTAAAGGATTGGTACTATTTCTTTGGTTTGCTTATTGGAGATGGGTGTATTTTAAATAGGGGAATATCTATCACTTCTGAAGATTTTGAAATTAAAGATTTTTTAGAAGCTTTTTCTTTAAAACTGGGCCTTAATTTAACCGTTGTAAATAAACCAGGAAAAACCAAAGATTTTAGAATTTATTCAAAGGAATTAATTTCATTTTTATATCATTTAGGATTTGATCAAAAAAAAGCTTGCGAAAAAAATATCCCAAGTATTTTAACACAAGCTTCATCAGAAAATATTCAATTTTTAATGAGAGGATTATTTGATACAGATGGATATTGCGCCACTCAAAGAAAAGAAAAAAAAGGAACTCGTGTAAGGGTCGGATTTACTTCAACTAGCGAAGTACTAATCCATCAAATACTTAATCTATGTTTACAAGAAGGTTTTCTTTTTAAGAAAAAATTAACATTTAAAGGTGGTGCATCTAATTTTCCTAATGGAAAAATTTACAACTGCAATAAAGCTTGGAGTTTAATTTTAAGCGATGGCAAATCTGTAAAAGAATTTGGTGAAAAAATTGGTTTTAATATCAAAAGAAAACAATCTAAAATTCTTGATTTACAAGAACAAACTTCACAAGATGGTAGTTTTTGTGAATTCATACCATATGTCGGAGATTTTTTAAAGAAAAAACTCAATAAGAAATCTATTTGTTTCATTAAAGACGAAAAAAAAATAAAATTAAATTTTAGAGAAAAAACTAGCAGAGTTCTTTTGAATAAAATTTTAAATTTTGAAAACTTACCAGATGATATTCGGGAAAAACTTAATTTTTTAAATAAAAATGATGTATATTTTGAAAAAGTTAAATCAGTAGAAATGGACGAATGCGTCACTGTTGATATTCAGGTTGCTAATGAACATTGTTATATAGCAGATGGGATAGTTAATCACAACTCCTTTTCTACAGCAGTGTTTGCCATCTTAGATGCGACGTTAAATCAAGGAGTTCACATTGGAATTATTAGTAAATCATTTCGTCAGTCAAAAATGATTTTTAGAAAAATTGAAGAAATTTCTAGAAGTCCAAAAGCTGGATTTTTAGCTCAGTGCATCACTAGAATTTCCAAAACAAATGATGAGTGGATCATTGAAATTGGTAGAAGTCGAATCACTGCTCTTCCATTAGGAGATGGTGAAAAATTAAGAGGTTTTCGCTTTCAAAGAATGATTATTGACGAACTTCTTTTGATGCCAGAAAAGATTTTAAATGAAGTTATCCTTCCATTCTTATCTGTGGTGGAAAATCCTACAGAAAGACAGCAGCTTCACGATTTAGAGAGTAAATTAATAGCTAAGGGAGAAATGATGGAGGAAGAGCGCTATCGCTGGCCAAGTAATAAGATTATTGGTTTATCATCAGCAAGTTACAAGTTTGAATACTTGTACAAATTGTATCAAGAATATGAACGACTCATTATGCATCCAGATAAGCAAGATGGCGCTCATAGAGTCATCATGCACTTTAGCTACGACTGCGCTCCTCAACAATTATACGATCAGAACTTGCTCAGTCAAGCAAAAGCTACAATGAGTCAATCTCAATTTGAGCGAGAATTTGGAAGCGTATTTACAGATGATAGCTCAGGCTATTTTAAAGTTAGCAAAATGGCTCTCTGCACAGTAGTTGATGGAGAGGGACAAAGTGTGGAAATCGTGGGAGAATCAAAGGCTGAATATATTGCTAGTTTTGACCCTTCATGGTCAGAGAGTGATGGATCAGATGATTTTGCTATTCAATTAATCAAATTAAATCCATCCAAGAAAGGAGGAACTGTGGTTCACTCTTATGCTATGCCAGGAACTAATTTGAAAAAGCACATCGAGTATTTTCACTATTTATTAAGTAATTTTAATATTATAGCTGTTGTGGGAGACTACAATGGAGGCGTTCAATTTTTAAGCGCATGTAATGAGAGCGAACTTTTTAAAAGAGATGGTTTAAAACTAGATACTTTTGATTTTGATTTTGACAATGTGGCAGATTACGATAAATCTTTGCGCGAGGCTAGAAGTCAATACAATTTAACAACTAGAAGAATAGTTCATTTGAGAAAACCTAGTTCTTTTTGGATTAGATATGCTAATGAATTGCTTCAAGGATCTTTTGATCATCGAAGAATCTGGTTTGCAGGCATGGCAATTGATGATGATTACTCTAAGCAAAAAACTGCCAAGATTAGCATTGATGATATCAAGTATAGTAAAATAGAAGAGGATCTTTCTTCTGGGGCAAAGTTGATTGATTTTATTGAGCATCAGAAAGACATGATTGAATTAATTAAAGTTCAATGCGCTCTTGTGCAAGTAACAACATCCACTCAAGGAACTCAAAGTTTTGATTTGCCCTCAAATCTCAAAAAACAAAAGGGTGCAAACAGAGCTAGAAAAGATTCTTACTCAGCTTTAGTGTTGGGAAACTGGATGATGCATATGTATTATGACATGATGGCAGTGGAAGCAACTGCTGCTCCGATTGGATTCACTCCAATGTTTATTTGTTGACTTTAAACTTTTAAAGTTGACTTTTACTATTTCAGTGTAAATCAAAATGAAATCATGGAAAAAAGAGCGTATACTAAAAAGTCTGATTATTGGTCTAATTTTACTAAAGCATCTGTAGAAGGAACTGCTGCACAAAATGGAGAGTTCGTTCCAGAATTATCTGGTGATCCTTTTTACGTCTCACAGTCTTCATTCAAATCAACATCAAATGCAGCTTATTCTCGCAACGCATCGTCAACAACTTATAATAGAAAAAATGTAGGAGCTTTTGTTCCAGTAATTGATCGATATGGCAGCATTCGCAATGGACTTTTGCCTTATGATTATGCAATGGATGGAGTTAATGTTAGAGAGGCTATTGAACTGTGTCAAAAAGCTTATGCTAATGTGTCTGTTTTTCGCAATGCTATTGATGTTATGTCTGAGTTTGCCAATACTGAACTTTACTTAGAGGGTGGAACAAAAAAAAGTCGTGATTTTTTCAATGAGTGGTTTAAAAGAATTAAAATTTGGAACTTGAAAGATCAGTACTTTAGAGAGTACTACAGAGGAGGAAACATTTTCTTGTACAGAGTTGATGGTAAATTTAAAGCTGATGATTTTGCTCTTTTAGTAAAACAGCTTGGCGGAGTGTCTAAAATTAATAATTCTATTCCTGTTAAGTATATTTTGCTCAATCCTTTTGACGTTGTCGCTAGGAGAAGCTCTAGTTTTGCAACTGGATTGTACGAAAAAATTCTTTCAGAATACGAACTCTCTCGCCTTCAAACTCCTGTTACAGAAGAGGACAAAGATATTTTAAATGGTCTTCCACCAAAGGTGAGAGAGCAGATTAAAATAGGAACTTACTTTAAAAATGGCTTGAGAATTGAACTTGATCCATCTAAATTAAGTTATTCCTTTTATAAAAAGCAAGACTACGAACCGTTTGCAGTTCCATTTGGATTTTCAGTTTTAGAAGATATCAATGCTAAATTAGAGTTGAAAAAAATGGATCAAGCGATTACTCGCACTGTAGAGAATGTTATTCTTCTCATCACAATGGGAACAGATCCAGACAAGGGCGGCATTAATGCTAATAATTTGCAAGCTATGCAAGGCTTGTTCCGAAATGAGAGCGTGGGCAGAGTTTTAGTTTCAGACTATACAACAAAAGCTGATTTTGTCATTCCAGATCTTAACAAAGTTCTTGGTTCTGAAAAATATAAAGTGTTAAATGAGGACATCAAACAAGGATTGCAAAACATCATTGTTGGAGAAGAGAAATATAGCGCTACAGAAGTGAAAGCTCAGATTTTTGTTGATCGTTTAAAAGAGTCTCGCAATGCTTTCTTGAATGACTTTTTGCAAGTTGAGATTAAACGCATAGCTAAAAATCTTGGCTTTAGATCTTATCCTACAGCATGTTTTAGAGACATTGACATGAGAGATCAAACTCAACTCATGAGAGTTTCTAGTCGTTTAATGGAGCTAGGCATTCTCACTCCTCAACAAGGCATGGAAATGTTCCAAACTGGCAAATTTCCAAAACCAGAAGACATCTCTCCAGCACAATCAGTTTATATTGATGAGAGAAAAGATGGATACTATAATCCTATTGTTGGGGGAATTCCTTTCATCTCTCCTCCAACTCCAGTTGCTGGCAAAATCAATGCTACTAATAAAGTACCTGGACGACCAGAGGGAACAACTGGTATTCCAATCGTGAAAGCTGAATATTCTGTTAAAAATATTCATTCTACCATTAAAAAAATGGAGCAAATGAGAGCTTTAGCAGATGCTTCTCTTAAAAAGAAATTTAAAATTAAAACTCTCTCAGAACAGCAGTCTAGTATTTTAGATCAACTATGCGAAAAAGTTATTGTTTCTAAAGATGCAAAAAATTGGGCATCTTGTGCTAGTTCTTGTGTAAACGACTTTGAACAAATTTCTCTTTTGCAACCAAAAGAGGAAATCTTATCCATTTTAGCGGAGCATCAACTCGAAGATGACTTGTCAGCAGCAATCCTTTACCACTCAAACCAAATCAATGAAAATTAACTTAGGCGATATTAAAGCTCCATTAGAAAAAACAGTAACATTACAAAATGGAGAATATGAAATTTCTCTTTCTAAAATGGGGCCAAAGCAAGAGCATCTTTACAAGCAGTTTATGAATCACTGCGCTATGAATGAAGAGGATCTTGTCAACACTGCTGGAATGAGCAAAGAGGCTACCATGTCTACATGCGCTATGCAATTTGACAAGATGAAAGCAATGATGATGGAAAAGAGCACTTCTGGAGAACTCACTCCCGCTCAAAAGAAACTTCCTCTCCCAATCCAAAAAGCTATTTTAAAAAAAATGGATAGTCCCAATGATTCTGCTAAGGATGAAAATAAAGAGAGCACTCAAATGGAAAATACTGAAGAACTCACTCCCGCTCAAAAGAAACTTTCTCTCCCACTCCAAAAAGCTATTTTAAAAAAAATGGATAGCCCTTCTGCTAAGGATGAAAATAAAGAGAGCACTCAAATGGAAAATACTGAAGAAGGAAAATAATCATTAATGAAGCAATATAAATATACTAGCTCATTTTTCTCGCCAATTCGCTTTTGCGCATTGGGAGATGAGTCTTTTATTTCTAAAGCTTCACTTGAAAATTTAAAACCTCTTATTCCTCAAGAAATTAACTTTTCTGAGAATATTGATTTGTTGGGAGTAGCATTTAATGCTGCTGTTGTGAATAAATTTAATAAGAATGATGATGGAATGGATGCGGTTACAGCATCTCAAATTGTTAAAAACTTTATTCACAAACCAACGAACATTGAGCATGATAAGAATCAAATTGTTGGACACATTGTTTCTGCTGGCTTTAGCGAATATGGCGAAGACAGCGCTTTAATCTCTTTAGACGCTGTAGCATCTAGAACTGATGCTTTTAATATTTCTCTTGGGGCTGTGGTTTATAAATATGTTAACAAAGATTTTGCTAGCATGATTCAAAGATCAGTAGATCCAACTGACACTATTTATCAGCATATTTCTACTAGTTGGGAGATTGGTTTTAATGATTTTACCATTGCAGTTGGCGGCGAGGATTTCTCAGACTGCGAACTAATCACTAATCCAAAACACTTTGAAGAAATGAAAGCTAAGCTTAAAGCTTATGGTGGTCCAGGTAGATTGAGCGATGGCTCTAAAGTTTATCGCATTTTGAAAGGAGAAGTTTTTCCACTAGGAATTGGATTCACAACAAATCCAGCAGCAGATGTTAAAGGTTTATTCTCAGATCAATCTGAATTCAAGCAATTTCCAGTTCAAGAAAAAAAATCAATTTTTAGCATTAAGCACCCCCTCTTTAGTGAAAAAAATAAATCTAAAATTTCACAAGATAAAATTCTTGCTGTAAATAACACAAAAATCAAGACTATGGATGTAGAAAAAATTCTCTTAGAGTTAAAAGACGTTCTTTTGGAAAAGAAATTTTCCGAAGAAGCTGTGGCTAATATGACCAACACATTTGCTGATGCTATCAAGCAGAAAGATGCTGAATACAAAGCTTCTTTAGTAGCAGCTGCAAAAGAAAAAGAAGCATTAGCTGCTGAGCGCGAAGCTCTTCAAGCTTCCATGGCTGAAATTCGCGAACAGCTTGCAACTTCCAGTCAAAAGCTTGCAGAATTTGAAGCTTTCAAGAAAATTGAAGAGGGTTTGGCCCGATTCAATTCTCGCATGGACACTGTTGATCAAAGCTACGAATTAGATGCTGAAGATCGACAATTTTTAGTTCAAGAACTCAAGTCTTTGGATGAAACAGAAGAAAGCTTCGCTTCCTTCCAAGGCAAATTAGCAGTTGTGTGGAAACACAAAAACAAAGAAGCCAAAGCTTCTCTCGACAAGAGCATTCAAGACAAAATTGATGCTGAAGTTGAAAAGAAAATTGCTAAACTCAAATTATCAAAAGCTTCTGAAGAAAAAGAAGCTGAAAAAGAACTAGAAGAGTCTGATTCAATTCCTGATGCTATTGAAAATGCTGAAGCTTCCGAAGCTGGCATTAGTAGCTCAAATGAAACATCTTCTCGTTCTGAACCATCTCTGCGCGATAAATTCGCCGCAGCTTTTAACCGTAACAATATTATCATTTCCTAATTAAAAAAATATGGCACTTCGAATCTTACCATTCAGACAATATTCCGAAACTGATGTTATCAACATGTTTGCACTTGATGTGGCGCATGTTGGTGATAGCACAACTGGAACTACTAACGGAGACGCTGGCGTTTTCGTCACAACTAGCTCGGGCAACTTGAACCTTGATACTATCACTTATGATAACGCTTATGGCACGTATTTAGGTAAAACAGATTATGCTTTTGTTGGTGGAAATTCTTATCCAAGAGTTTCGCTCACTGTTAAACCAGCAACATCTGGAGATGGTCTTCTTGGAATGACTCTCTATCAAACAGCAAAGACTGATGAAAATGGAGAAAAACTTCTCTATTATCCTCAGAAAGCTGCTGAACTTCAAGCTGTTCTTCCTGGACAAGCTGTTCCAATTGCTACTCGCGGATTGTTCACTATCACTAGCACAGCTTATAATGGCGCTATTGGTATTGGAAGTGGATTAAAGCTTCCATCTGGAACTTCTGGAACTCTCACTGGTTGTGCAATGACTGATCCTACTCGCGTGGCTATGGTCATTGCTACAGGATCTCGCACAGTTAGCACATCCATTCCCGATCAATTCGCAGGAACAGGCTCTAGCAATTACGCTATCATTGCTCTTGGAATCGCTTAATTTTAACCCTTTTAAAATATAAATGAAAATTACACTCAAAAGAACTCCTGAGCAAATCGAGTTGATCAAAGCTATGGCTTCGAAAAACCGTGCTGTTGCATCAGAAGCACAAACAGCTCTCGCTGAATTTATTGGTCCAGTTTTAGCTGAAGTGATTAACAACGCTCCAACACTCAGTAACTTGTTTACAGTGTTTCAGTTCAACAAGGATGATAATCCTAGCATTCCTCTTGATCTCTACTACGATGTAACTGCTGAAGATTACATCACTGTTTACAGTCAGAGCGTTGCTGGTGGTCTTCCCCAGAACCAAGTGATCCCAACTGTGAGCGAAATGAAAATCGCTACTTATTCTCTCGACTCTGCACTCAGCTTTGATAAGCGCTATGCAGCTAAGAGCCGCATGGATGTGATTAGCAAAACTTTCACTCGCATGGCTCAAGAGATTCTCTTCAAACAAGAGAAAACTTCTGCTAACTTGATTCTATCAGCTTTAGCTGGAGCAACTACTAATGGTAAACGTCACGTTCAACGATCTTCAGTTCCTGGACGCTTCCTCTTAGCTGACCTCAACGAACTCTTCACTCTCGCCAAGAGAATCAACACATCATGGCTCAAAGGCACTCCAGAGAGTCGTTCTAGTCGTGGCATCACTGACATCATTGTTTCTCCAGAAGTTGTTCAAGAGCTTCGCGCAATGGCTTATAATCCTATCAATACAAAAGGAAGTCCTGTTGGCGGACAAGCTGCTGATGGTCTTGCTGCTCCAGAAGAAATGAGAACTTCAATCTATAATAGTGCTGGTATTCCAGAGTTTTATGGAGTTTCAATCATGGAAATCAATGAGCTTGGCAGGGGTCAGCGCTTTAATACCATTTTTGGTAACGTTGCTGGAAGTAAAACCTTCTCTAATGCTGCTAATACAACTACCGCAGCATTCACAGCTGCTAGTGAAGAAATTCTTATTGGTATTGATCGTACTCGCGAATCCTTGATTCGCGCAGTTGCTACTGATGCTGATACAGGATCCGAATTCAATCTCGTCGCTGATGACCAGTACTCTATTCGTCAGAATAAAATTGGATACTTTGGTGGTCTTGAAGAAGGTCGCATGGTGCTTGACACTCGCGCTCTTGTTGGCAAAATCGTCTCTGGATTAT